GAGAAGACAGAGAAAAAGCTTCTGAAATGCTTATCCCTCGCCTATATGGGCCTAGATAGCTATGAGCGAAAGATTTGCGTCAGGGCAAAATGCGTTAGCAGAATGTGATGTATGTGGTTTTCAGTACAGGCTACGACAGTTAAAACCACTTGTTATAAAAGCAGTGGTTACGGGCATTAAAGCTTGTCCTGAATGTTGGAACCCTGACCAGCCACAGTTAATGTTAGGAACGTTTCCTGTGAATGACCCACAGGCAATACGTGACCCAAGACCCGATTTTACAGGTTATGCTGAAAGTCGAGCGCGATTACAACCAGCAGACCCTATCTTTGCTTTTGGGCATGTTGGAGAAGTGTCTATAGTACTTACCACTACTTTAACAGTTACAGTGGCTACAGGCACAAACGTATATGGGACAGGTAATAAGTTTTATATAGATGGCGTGGTAAGCCCTACATTAACTTTGTTTGAAGGGAACACTTATAAATTCGATCAGTCAGATGGTACAAATGGCCCACACCCGTTGAGATTTTCAACAACTCCAAATGGAACGTGGGGTGGGGGAGTAGAATATACTACCGGAGTCACAACGAATGGAGCACCGGGTAATCCGGGGGCTTATACACAAATAGTAGTAGCAGCAGGAGCACCTACGTTACACTATTATTGCACTGCTCACAGCGGTATGGGTGGGCAAGCAAACACACCAACTTGATGAGGTGAAACAATGGGTAAGATTAAAGTTAAAAAGATGCCGGGTGTTAAAGAGTACAGCCCTGGTACAAAAGTTAACTCACCAGAGCAGTCTTCTGGGACAGTTAAAACTAGCGGAATAAAAATACGCGGTGTTGGTGCAGCAACTAAGGGCATTATAGCTCGTGGGCCTATGGCGTAGGGAGTGTTAGGTGAATTACACCGAGCTTAAAACCAATATACAGGATATCTGTGAGCAAACGTTTACAGATGACCAGTTGGCTATGTTTACCCAACAAGCAGAGCAAACTATTTTTGCGTCCGTAGATTTACCTGCCATGCGTAAGAACCAGACGGGTAATATGAGCCTTAACAATAAGTACCTGACGATGCCTTCTAATATACTGTATGTGTATTCTTTAGCTGTTATAGATGGAGCTGGAACCTACCATTACCTGCTTAACAAGGACGTTAGTTTTATGCGGGAAGCTTACCCTTTACCTACTGCAACAGGTTTGCCTGTACATTACGGTATATTTGGGCAGACTACTTTTATCCTGGGGCCGACACCTGATGCGGCGTACCAGTCAGAAATACACTACGCTGAGTACCCGGATTCTATTGTCACGGCAGGTACTACTTGGTTAGGAACGGAATTTGATTCTGCACTGCTTAATGGGGCTTTGGTGCAAGCTATACGGTTCCAGAAAGGAGAAGGCGATATGATAGCGCTATATGAGAAACTATACGCACAAGCTATGCTATTGCTACGTAACTTGGGTGCAGGTAGGTTAGAGACAGACACATATCGTTCAGGAGTAGTAAGAGTAGCTCCTCAATAGGATAATTTATGATTGGTACAAAAGGCGGCGCAAAGATAGGAATAGCAACAGCGACTATGGTTTCGGGTCGGGGGTTTACCCCTGAAGAACTTGCAGAGCAAGCCGTGAACGAAGTGATATCTATAGGCAGTAACTCACACCCTGTTATACAGGCGCAAGCAGAAGCATTTAGAGAAGACATTAGAGGCGTAATGACCAATTATTTACGTCAGGCTGTAGCTTCTCATAATACGACATTAACCAACCGTTTTACGGATGCTGGGCATCCTGAACTCGTCAAACTATTAGAGGTCTGATATGGCAATTACAATCTCAACTGCAATGCCCACATCGTTTAAAGTTGAACTGATGAAGGGTTTACATAACTTCACCGCAGGAAGTGTCACTTTTAAACTGGCGCTTCTAAAAGCTACTGCCTCCGGTAGTGGTACATACGGTGCAGCTACTACTAACTACAGTGACGTTACTGGCAACAGTGATGAGCTGTCGGGTACAGGATATAGTGCGGGAGGTAAGCTTCTTACTTCTGTCACGCCTACAGCCGATGGTACAACAGCGATTACTAATTTCAGTGCAGTAACGTGGACTTCCTCTTCGTTTACAACGTGTGGAGGGTTGATTTACGACACGACTGATTCTAACTCTGCGTGTGCGGTGTTGAGTTTTGGTGGGGATCAAACGGTAAGCACGGGTGATTTTCAAATCCAATTTCCTGCTGCTGCGGCTGCTACTGCGATTATTCGTATAGCGTAATAGGCCACTGCCATGAGTGGATGGGGTCAACGGCCTTGGGGTCACAATAGGTGGGGTGGTCAAGCCTCTACTCTTGTAGACCTTGGTGCAACTTGGGGTGCGCGTGGTTGGGGTACAGGCGCGTGGGGTGCTAATGGCATTTCCGTAGTCGGTACAGGGGATGTCGGTACTGTCTCCGTAAACTATACCGCCAACGTTACTCCTACGGGAGTAGAAGGTACAGGCGCAGTAGGAACAGTAATACTGAACTACACCGGGTTGGTTAGACCCACAGGCGTTGAAGGTACAGGCTCTATAGGTAGTGTATCCATTGTACCAAGCTTCAGTTTAACTGGGGTACAAGGGATAGGCGAAGTAAACGGTGTTAGTACTAACACTAGCGAAAATATTGTACTTAACGGTATAAGCGGAACCGGATCAGTAGGTACAGTCACCTTTAGTATTGGTAGCGTATTTACTATTCCTAACGGGGTAGCAGGTACAGGCGCTGTCGGTACAGTAACCCCAGCTTACGATTGGTCGTACACGGTTACAGGGGTAGAAGGTACTGGGGCTGTTGAAGCAGTTACGCCTCTAGTAATAGTTACTCCTACCGGAGTAGGCGCAGTTGGGGCTGTCGGTACGGCTACAGTAAGTTTGAACAGTGTTGCATACCCTAACGGGGTTGTAGGTACAGGAGCCATAGGCACTGTTTCAATTAAAGGTTGGAGTTCGATAGACGTTACACAGACACCAAATTGGATTAATATTAGTTCACCTCAAACCCCTAACTGGGTGGATATAGATACTGACAAAGCGGCATAGGACTTAATTATGGCAACTTATGTAAACAACTTACGATTAAAAGAAATTACTACGGGAGATGAGGACGGTACGTGGGGAACCAGTACCAATACGAACCTGGAACTCATTACCGATGCGTTAGGGTACGGCACTAAACAATTTGCGGCTGACTCTAATGAAACGTTCACTATCCCTGATGCTACAGCCGATGGCGCACGAGCCTTGTACTTGAAGTTTACTTCGGCTGTTTCTTTAACTGGTACACGAACTGCCACACTTGGCCCTAATACGGTAAGTAAGATGTGGATGATTGAGAACGCTACCACTGGTGGGCAATCAATCGCTATTAAGCAGGGTTCAGGTGCAGAAGTCACTATAGGGACTGGAGAAAAAGTATTTGTATACACTGATGGTGCAGGTACGGGTGCAGCGGTATTTAATGCTAATCCTACTGAAGCAGGGGCAGGTACGGTTAGTTCTGTAAATGTCTCTGGAGGTTCAACAGGGTTAAGTTATAGCGGTGGCCCAATAACCTCGTCAGGCACAATCACTATGGCGGGAACTTTGGCAGTAGCCAATGGTGGTACGGGGCTTACTAGTTTAGTCAATGCAGATATAGCTTCGGCAACGACTGTAGACCTTACTAGCGCAACGGGTAATGTAGCAGTAATTACAGGAACAACTACTACGACTGCATTTACCATGACTAAAGGCCAGCAGATGGTACTCATAGCTGCTGCCGCATGGCCCATGACCTTTAACGCCACTACGTGCAACATTAATGGTGGTGCTAGTTATACCTGTGCCGCAGGGGATAGGATCTATATAACTAAAGATGACGATGATGTTATCCGGGTTTCAGTAACAAAACAGGATGGAACATCAGTTGTAACTGGAGGCCAACCTGATCCTACGCTTACTGGGGTAAGTATGCCCACTATTACATCAGGTCAGTTTATTGTGGCAACCGCAGGTAGTATTACATTGACCTTACCTGCTGGCCCATCGGCGGGTGATTTTGTCATTGTGAAAGATGGAACCGGAGCCGCTGCTACCACTAGCTTTTCAGTAGCGCGTAATGGCAGCAATATAGCTAGTTCTGCTACTGATTTGACCTTTGACAAAAACTTCGCTGAAATAACAATGACCTACATAAACGGAAGCATTGGTTGGAGCGTATAAATGAGCAATTTAGCCGACTTGCTTCCTGCTGGCGGCGGTCAAAATAATACGGATTTTGTAGCTGACGGGACAATCGCATCCGGTAAACCTGTTATTCTCACGGCGGCGGGAAAGGCTGCGGAAGTTGCCAATCCGTCAACTTCAATATCCGAAAACGTGGGTACAGAAGCTCAATTTACCTCTTCTGATACCGATAGACAAAAAATGGCTTACACCGAGTCTGGCAAGGTAGTAATAACTTATCAGGATACAGGTGGTAGTTACTACGGGACAGCGGTTGTCGGAACAGTTAGCGGAAACACTATTTCTTACGGAACGCCTGTTGTTTTTAACTCTGCTAGTACGTCCCAGCATGAGTGTGTTTATGACACCACAAATCAAAAAGTAGTTGTTCACTATATGGAAATTGGGGCTGGCCCTTCATACACAGGGCAAGCGCGTGTTGGAACGATTAGTGGAACCTCTATTTCGTTTGGGACTAAGGCGCAGTTTACCGCAAATAACGTGGCTTGGATTTCTTCTGCTTTTGACACTGTAGCGGGAAAAACTGTAACCGCTTATGCCCATAGTTTAAATGGGTATGCAATAGTGGGAACAGTATCGGGGACTAGCATCTCGTTTGGATCGGAAGCTACTGTAAGAAGTGGACAAACGACAGAGTTCGCCACCGTTTACGACACTAACGCAGACAAAACAGTCATTTTATATAGAGAATCAAATATAGCAGGGGCGGGAGAAGGTGTTGTCGGAACAGTATCTGGAACCAGTATATCGTTTGGTACTGCGGTGCAATTTGATTCAGCTCCAGTAACAGTGGTTGTTGGGGCTTATGATTCTTCATCAAACCAAGTAATTTGTGCCTACACTAAAGTTCACGCAAAAGTTGTTTTAGGGACGGTTTCGGGAACCTCTATATCTTTTGGAGCAATAGTTACCGCTCCTACCACTGAGAGTGCTGAGTACAACGCCGTTGCCTACGACTCTAACGTAAATAAAATAGTATTGGCGACCTCTGAGTACGGAATAGACGGTACAATAGCAACGGGTACGGTTTCGGGAACCAGTTTAAGTTTTGCAAGTCCCGCTACAGAATTTTACCCTAGTGATATATCAAACTGGAATGCTGTGGCGTATGACTCGTTTAATAAAAAAGTTGTATTGTCCTATGCAAAAAACAATGCCTCTGGATACGCTCTAGTCTTTCAAGCAGCGGGGACAGCCCAAGTATCAAACCTCACCTCAACCAACCTATTAGGCATTGCCTCTGGAGCCATCAGCGACACAGCGACAGGCACGATTAATACTTGGGGTAGTCGTAATTCAGCTCAGTCAAGTCTGACAATAGGCTCTGATTACTACGTTCAAGATGACGGCACAATTACCACGGATACAGGTGGTCAGCTTATCGGCAAAGCAATCACAGCCACACAGATTAACATCAAGGATTACACAGGATGACGAATCTCTCTGATCTTTTTCCTGCGGGAGCGGGTAAGCAAGTAAGTTTCACGGCAAGTGGTAATGTCACCTCGTCCGGTAAGCCTGTTGTCTTAAATAGCGATGGGACGGTTACCGAAGTGTCAGGTTCTTCCGTGTTAAACGGTACAGTAAGTAATTTTTTGAGTGCAAGTGGAGCGTTTTCGGCTGTTGCTTATGATACGACTAACAATCAAGGGCTTGTGGTATACCGAGATAACAATGCGGCGATTAAAGGACGGATTATTACTGTAGATTCTTCAAACGATATTACTTATGGAACAGAAACTACTATTTACACTGCGGCTAACACTGGTGACACGACAGCGGTTTATGATTCAACGCATCAGCGTTATGTGGTTATGTTTAAAGATAACAGCAGTTATGGTCAAGCCCGAACATTATCTCCGAGCGGCACAGGTGGCAGCGCTACTTTTACTGTGGGGAATGCAACGTATTTTCCAGTAAGTGCTTCTAATGATATTCTCTCCACTTTTTTAGATTCTTGTTTTGACCCCGATACTGGTCAGGTAATAGTGGCTTTTGGCGATACGACCAATAGTAATCACTTCTATATGAGTGTTGGTGAAGTGAGAACATCGCCCGAAGATATCCCGTGGGGGACGGCTGTAGCGGTTGATACAGCGGGAGCGTGTTCAAGTTTTAGTGTGACTTATGACACCACAGCGAATAGAGTTTTAGCGTTATGGCGATTGGATGGCACTTCTGGAAAAGCGGTAGTCGGGACGGTTACTTCTGGCACAATTGGCAGTTTCGGTTCAGTGGTAAACTATACGAGTGACCCTTATAGACCGGGAGCCGCTTACAACGTAGACAATAATTCTATTGGTATTCTTTTCCGTAACGATGCGGTAAGTAGTTATTTGTATGCTATTGGCGCAAAAGTCGATGGTTCTGATAATTCTGTAGTTTTTGGAACCGCTGTTGCGGTGACAAGTGAATACTCTGAGACAAGTTCGCAGGGTGTTACTTACTCAACTGCTATAGATAAGTTTACAGGAACCTATTATCTAGCAGCGGGATGGCAATACCAAAACTTTAATGTTTCTTCTGCGGCGACCCC